TCTTCTGGTAATAGGTCTGCTAAGTTATCAAAATGTTCGTTTGTGCCTGGTTGGTTTACAGCCTCTGGATCAAAACTAATTGTTGCACCACCATCCTCTTCTTGAGTTATTTGAATATCTTCTGGTCCAACCTGTTCTTCTATGTTTGCTTGAGATGCTTCTACAAGCTCCTCTTCACTAGGTAATTCTATTTCTTGCTTTACGTTTGGTAAAGACTTGTCTATTTCTGACATTATTTTTCTCCGAGTTCGAAACCACTATAGTCTTTTTTCCTGGAACATTCAACCCCTGTGGATGAGGTCCCCTCTCTGGTGGTATCGTGGTTGTTAATTTTTTAGTCATCTTGTAATAGTTTCATTCCTTGTAATCCTAAAGAGGCACCAAATCCAAGTATACCAGCTCTTGATAATACTCTTAAAGCAGCAGGGCTCATACCTAATGAAGCAATGCCTCTAAGCGCTGACGGTAGTCCTCTTGTTAGTTTTGGTGTTTGTTCTGAAAATGCAGGATATAAATAATTTAATGGATCTGTTGCAATATCTGTTAAAGAATCTCCCTCTGCTATTTGACCTGTGATATCCATAGCTGCTAATGGTGCTAATAATCCTGGTGCTGCTGCAGCACCTAATCCTCTTCCTAAAACTCTTCCTGTGGTTTTTAATACTCCAGGTCTTGGTCCACCTAGTCGTTTTGATTTTTCTATACCTGCTCCTCGTGATTTACTTGCTGTAATCGTAGAAGGTGCTGAAGCAATTACCGAACCTGCAATAACCGCACCGGCTGTTGGTAATTGATAATCTAAAATATCAGGTCTTTCAAATTCTGGTGCAATAGGATCTGTTGCCATAGATACCAACATATTCTTTTGTTGGTCTTCGTTTGATAGATAACTTGTTGGGTCATCGTTTCTAAATTCTTTTACGATTGCTTGCACACCTGCACCAGCGGCACCAGCTAATGTAAATCTTTTTACTCCTGGTGATTTTAAAAAACTCATCGCTGCATTTTTTACTTTTGTAACTGCGGTGCTTGAGTCTTGAATGTTTGCAAGTTTTTGTGCAGATCCTACAGGATCTTGTCTAATTATAGTTTCACAAGTATCGACTGAACCACCTAAAACTTTTCCAATTAAAATTCTACATGCACCTTTTGTGCCTTTAACATTTTTTATAAAATTATTTAAATAACTTTCTGCAGCTTGCATAGTTGCTTTTTGAGTTGTTGTTTTAGTTCCAAAATAACCATCATCTAATTTCATTCTTATTGGACCAACATCTCTGTTAATTCTTTCTATTTCTAATTTAGCATCATCTAAAGAAATTGTACCTGCAGTTATTTTTTGAGATACTTTATCAAGTTCTCTATTTGCATATCTAAATACAGGTTCCATCTTCCACGGATTGTTTCCAATACCATCAGGGTGATGAACTTCTGTTATATTAAATCCTCTTGCTTTTGTATTTACATATTTATTATACTCAGCTTCTGTAGGAACTACATCAGCTTTAAATCTACCTGGCTCTGCTGCAAATAGTTCTGCCCTTAATAAATTAATTTTAGTATTATTTTTAATTGTTTCACCACTAGAGAGTCTTTTACTTCCAGTTTTAATTTGTGTATCATAAGGTTCTGTAATTTTATTAAACTGCCCTTCACCAAAAACATTGTCAACTTGTCCCTTAAAATTATTCCATGTAAATTCAGGTTGTCCTTGTAAAGCGGTATCAACAAACTTAACTCTTTTCCAAGCAGGCACTCCTGCCTTGTTTGTCATTTTCCAATCTACTTTTCCTTGTTTATTAATAGGAAGATTACCGTCTGCAAACTCTCCAACTATTTTTATTCTGTCTCCTCTATATGATGATCGATATAAACCAGCCCAAAGTTTTTTCTCACTATTATTACCAAATGGAAAACCACCTATCTTTGCAGATTCTTTTTCTATACCCCTAATAGCGTTTGCATATTTTCTATAAATATTTTTACCATCAGACCCTACTTTATTAGGATCAGGATTTGCTCTTAGCCATGCTTCACCATTTTGGAAATTTTTAATTGTCTCTATGTTGTCGGCCATAGAAAATTTTAAATTACCTAATGTTTTTGCTCCAATAGATCTAAGACTAACTCCTTTACCACCTGTCGTTAATGAATTAATTTTTTCTATTTGTTCTTGTGTTAATAATTTTTTTACGTTTAATTGATCAAAAACTGCATTAGCTGTGGGCATACCTTTTACAGACCCAAGGTCACTTCGATTTAAAAGATAGTTTCTTATCTGATAACTAAACGCATTATTTCTACCAAAAATTTTTTGCCAGTTTTCTGGCGTAGGGTTTTTCAACCATTTTTGTAAATTCTTAAAACCTTTTTCTACACTTTTTTTATTTTGTGTTTTAGAAACACCTGAACCAAAATTAAAATCATCTGGTAAACTTACTGTGTTATTAAAAATTTTATATTGAAGTGCCATTACACCTCCAGGATCTTGGCTAAGCCACCGCTTTTAAATCCTATTGGGTCAAGACCTAGTCTTATTTGTATTTCTTTAACCCCTTCTGGAAAATCATCTGGATTTTTTAAAACTTGATTTAATCTTTGCATATACAAAGTTTTTTCTTTACCAACTAAACTTTTATCCATAGCCAGTTCTCTAAATAATCTTGATATGTCTTTACCTTCAATACCGTATTTACGAAGAGCTTGGTAACCCATCTGTGTGCCACCTTTCTCTAAATTTCTAGCTCTCATTGCCATACCCAAAGCTTTGCCAACAAGTCTTCCTGCCATAAAACCAACACGTCCACCATCTTGAAATTCAAAATCTTCTGGGTTTACTGTTTGTGGGTCAAACATTCTATCAGTTACAGACCTACCTCTGCCATCTTTAACTCTTACAAGTCTTTCTGCAAATGTTTGAATGTCGTTTGGATTATCTAGTTTTGCAATTGCTGTTGCAACTTTGGGTCCAAAATATTTTTGCACCAATAACAATGGATCGCCCATTCCTGCGCCACCACCTTCGGTCATAAATTTAAAATCATCTGCTTCCATAACACTAGATAAAGTTGGACCACCTGGAAACTCTGGATCTTCTAAATCTTTTATTCTATTTAAAAAATCTCTGGCGTTTGCTCTGACAGCTGGTTGTGCATTTTTTGATACACCTGCATTTAGATAAATTTTATCTACGATGTCATCTATAATTAAATTAGTGCCTTTTACATTTTTGATTGATTCTAAACCTGCACTTGAGAATGGCGCTGCGATATCCTCTGGTCCGCCACGTGAACCTGGTGGTGGTAGATCTTCTGGAGCTATTTCTCTTAAATCTTCTGGGTCCATTCCTTTTGGAGTTTTAAATCCTGGTCTATTATAATAAGACATTGATTCAGCTTCTCTCAAAGACATCAAACCTTCTTTGTCTAAATTTCTAGTTCCTGTAGCAAGGTCTGTAATGTTCGCTGGAGGAGCTTTAGGATTATAAATAGAATCCATCTTCTGCATGTTTGATAATAATTTGCTTGCTTGAATATCGTTAAGTTTATTTCCGACTGCATAACCTACAGAACTTGTTAATTCTTCTACTGCTTTTGATTGTGGTAATACTGCTAATGCTTCTGGGTTAATGTCCATATCGAACATTAGTTCCGGAGATTTACCCTTACCTAAAAAAGAAATATTGGATCGGGTACCAAGGACATCATTAACATTGCCTCCAAGTTTTTGGAACAATTGTAAGATTGCATCTATTGTTTGTTTCCTAGCCATAATATTCTAACCTACTTCTGTCAGGTAACGGTTCGTCTTTGTAAGAATCTTTGTTACGAACTAAGCCACCTTGTTTAATACGCATGATCGCCTGGGTCATAGAATCAACATAGTCATCATGATCTCCATGCGGAAATGATGCGCACTCTTCCACAACTTCTTGAGCAAAATGTTGGTGCATAGGAGCCCATATCAATCCTGTCTCAAATAGCGGTGATACCGAGTTTACTCTAGCATGTTTATCATTTCCTCGGCTCGGCGTAAAGTTAATTACTGGGATACCCATATCTCTCAGTTCAGCTGTAAGAGGTATACCAGAAGCTTTGGCCTCTACGATTACCATATCAGGACGCCAAAACAAATACTCTTCATAAGCTATTTTCTTTAGCTCTGGAAACTCATATCGATCTTTAAAAGCGTTTAATAATATTATATTTGTTCCATTATCTTCAGTCTCAAAAACTCCCCATGTGGTTATTGCACTATAGTCAGCAGATTCTTTTTTCAAAAAAGCTGTATCGTATGATTGTATTATAAACTCACATTTAGGTGGATCTTTGTCCTCCCAGTCCTGCCACCAGTCACGTTTAATTATAGCTCCTTCTTCAGCTGTTGGTGATTGCATATACTGAGCATTCCAGTTGTTTACCGGAATAGATGCTTTTGTTTTTTCAAGTTCGTCCTTGGTCCAGTATTCTGGCCACACAGGATCACCACTCGGTAACAATGCGGGTAGCTCTACAACCTCCCATTCATCAGAGTTCTCTTCTCCCTGAGCCTTGATCAGTTGTCCGGTAAGATCTTTTGTAGACCACCTTGTCATAACAACAACGATTCTCCCTCCTGGTTGAAGACGTTGTCTTGGACCTGATGTATACCAGTTCCATGCTTTCTCGAATGACTTACTATCTTTTTTAATATCTTGTTCTTTGTGTGGATCGTCAATGATTAGTAGATCAGCACCACGACCTGTTATCGCTCCACCAACACCGGCAGCGAAGTATTCACCACCTTGCTCTGTTTTCCATTTACCAGCAGCCTGTGAATCTTCCATCAGTCTAGTG